ATGGCGCGGAGTGGACGGACGCTGAGCAGATGGCAGCACGGGAGAGGATGGGAATTGACAAGCCATATGAACTAATCGAAGAAATCACATTAACCGAGAAAGTGATGCAGATCAATCGTAATGCTGAACCTAACGGAACGGGCTATGCATTTGAAGCGGTTACAATTAAAATACATAGAACTAATACTGGCGCAGGTTCAGTAGTCGTTTTTAGTGGATCAAAAGACTTGTGTTGGTCGGGCATCTCGGAGGTCGGGCAGTACTACGCATGCGAAACATTCTTGCGGCATGGATATTGGCAACATTATCGGTATGGACCAACGGATAGCTCTAACTCTTATCCGAGCATCATACCGAATGGCCATAAGTATTTTTTAGTAAATGCCGAAAACACAAACAAATATATTGACCGTATTGTGATCTCATCCGACACCGCAGGATTTGATACGGGTACTACAATCTCGATTTACGGAGTGAGGACATGACATGAAAAAGAACATCCTAATCAAAACTGGGGAGCGAACGGAAACCAGAATCCGTACCATCCCCGCCCAGTACAACGAAATGGGCGAAATGATCGCGGATGCATACGATGAAACCTACACCGTCACTGTGCCCGTCATGGAGCCGCGCAATGTAGAGATGACTGCGGAGGAAATCGCCGAGATAGAAGCAATGCGGGCGAACACTCCTGCTCCGTCTCCCACGCCAGAAGATCGGTTGGATGTGCTGGAAGGCACAACGGATGATATTGTCCTAATGATGGCAGACCTGATCGGAGGAGGTGAATGAGCATGAAGACTTTGAACAATTTGAAGCTGCGAATCATGGTGCGGGCGTTCCGTATCCGCGTCGGCAATGGCGAATTCTTTGACGGCATCGCGGCGGACTATCCCGCTCTGACCACGGACGACCTTGAGGCCATCCGCGCCGAGCTAGGGGTGGAATAATGACAAACTGTAACACGGGACACATCCAAGAGAGGTGATAACAACATGGGCAAACTAAACAGCACTGCCTTCGCCGCATTTTTGATCGAACGCTGGAAGGCAAAAGACGGCTATATCATGGGCGCGATCGGCGAAAACCCGAAGATTTGGAAACTGACCAACTGGAAAATCTCGCAGTATACTGATCGGACGAAATACACCGAGAAACAGTATCAGCAGGCGCTCTACTGGCGTAAGCACTGCGAACGCGTCTGGGACTGCCAAGGGCTGGCAGACGGCTATGTGACCGATTACGGTGAATATGGCAAGGTCAACGTCAAAGCCCGCGACAATTACGCGAGCTGGTGCAATCCCAAGGGCAAGGGCATAATTCCAGCGGAATACCGCGTCCCAGGCGCCGCCGTATTTTGGCAGGATAGCAAGTCCTATATCCACCACGTCGCCTATCTTGTCGAGCCGGTAGACCCGAGCAAGCCCGCCGGAGACTGGTATATCGTCGAGGCAAGAGGCGTGATGTACGGCGTAGTCCGCACGCGGCTCGAAGCCCGAAAGCCCGATCACTGGGGCTGGATGACGAAGTACTTTGACTACGACGGCGCGACCGTCGAGCCGGTTATTCGCGATCTCAAACGTGGTATGAGCGGTACTGACGTAACCGTAATGCAGGAGGCGCTCATCCGTCTGGGTTACGATCTGGGCAAGTATGGTGCTGACGGAGATTTCGGCAGCGCAACCGAGGCAGCAGTCAAAAAGTTGCAGGAGAACAACCGCCTGATCGCCGACGGCGTCTATGGGCAGGATACTCGGGCTCTCGTCGAAAAGCTGCTGAAGCTGTTGGACAATCCACCTGAGCCGGATGAACCGGCAGATCAGCCCGACGACGGCTATACCGTCACCGGCGGCAGCGTCTACCTCTGGAGCGCCCCGCCCGATTGCGGCGGAAGTAAGGCGCATACTGTTCATAAGGGCGATACGCTGCTTGTGCCCGCAGTCGGCGATTATAAGCCCGTTACCGTTGGCGGGGAGCTCTACTGGATCAACGGCAAATACATTAAGGAGGGCTAAAAAAATGCCCGAAGCCAATGCTTTTTGCGACCGCTATCATGACAAAATCGAAAAGCTTTTGCAGGATGCCGCGTCGAACGAAACGGAACACGAATCGTTTCGCCGCCGCCTGAAGGAGCTGGACGCGACGGTCAAAACCCAGAACGGTATCCTCGTAACCCTGCAAAAACAGGGCGATGCGATCGAAAACATGGGCAAATCGCTCGCGCGAATCGAAACGACGCTCTCATCCGTCGGTAAACGCGTCGAAAAAATCGAATCTGCCCCCGGCGACAAATGGAAGAAGATCACCTATGAGATCGTCAAGTACATCGTCCTCGCCGCCGTCGGCGTGGCAGTCGGCTATGTGATCAAGGGCGCATAACGCCCGTTGAAAGGAGAAAACACCATGAATATCAACCTTACCCCGATCATTCAGGCGCTCATTGCGCTGCTGGCATCTCTCATTACCTACAAGCTCATCCCGTGGATTAAGGCACGGACGACGCTTGAGCAGCAAACTATGCTCCGTGCAACAATCAAGACCCTCGTATTTGCTGCCGAGCAAATCTACGATGCAGGTGAAGGCGCGAAAAAACTCGAATGGGTCTGCACACAACTCGAATCCAAAGGCTACAGCGTCGATAGAATAGAAATCGAAGCAGCGATTAAAGAAAACCTCGAAGCGCTCCACACCAAGAAGCCGGAAATAGCAAAACCGCCTGAAGAATAAGGAGGTGGCGACAATGAGCGCCCGTATCCTGCCGTTTCCCGCTCTTGATGCGGACGGCGTTGATCGTCTCATCGATCGCGCCCGCCTGAGCCGAGAGAACAAGATCATCGCACGTGAATATCTGCGCGGAGAAAAGATCGTCGATATTGCCGTGCTGCGAGAAATCAACATGGACCGCAGCGCCGTCGGAAAGCGCATCAAGCGCGAAATCCTGCCGGAGCTTGAGCGCGTATCCAACCTTTAAGCTAGCCTGGGGCATTTCGCCCCGGGCTTCATTTTTTATAATGTTAAATAATGTTAATTCTCATAAGTAAAGCAATATTAGTATTGACATATGTATATAGGTGTGCTATAATATAATCAAGAAATGAGGAAAGCCCAAGGCGAGATCAAGGAGGAAGACAAAATGGCAAAGTATGATGTGGTATTTTCCTGCGGACACACCGAGACGAAGGAACTCTTCGGGAAGACCTCCGAGCGCGAAAGCAAAATCGCCTACTGGGAGAAATACGGAATCTGCTCCTGCTGCTATCGCAGACAGAAGGATGCCGAGAATTCGGCGGATTGCAACGAAGTCGAGATGTTTTACGGCGACTACAAGCGGAACTATCCGGAATGCAAGACCAAGGCGAATAGCTACAACCGCGAAACCAAGACGATCATCGTCTATGTCCCCGTCGGGATGTGAAGCATAAAAAGCATAAAGCCAAATCTGAAGGAGGAAATCGAAAATGAAGTATCTGAATGAGCATAAGGAAGCGCTCTTCGCGGGCGAAAGAATCACTTACCGTGGCAAGACCTTCTGGGCGAACATCACCCCCGTTGACCTGCGCGTGGAAGGCGAACCGATCGGGCGTGTTTTCGCAACCAGCGCCGAATCTTACCGCTGCGGCGTGATCAACGGCTACGAATACGCCGTTATCAATGCCAACTTCGATATCGTCCCTTGCAAGGGATGACATCGAAACAAAGGAGAGAATTAAGATGAAGATCGAAATAATGCAGGAACTCGAATCGCTGAAACACTTAATGGAAAAGAACGCTCAGGAAGAAGAAATGGATTACGAAGAACTCTGTGAAAACGCGGTTTTTGACACTGATCCTGATTTCTCGGACGCGATTACGGAAATCGCGTTGAAGATGCTCGGAATCGACCCGGATGAAGATTACGACAGTGATGTATTTGGCAGCGAAAAGTATGACAATGTATTGCAAGAGATCTATGATGCCCTTACAGCTGGATGCGAACCCAATGACGAGATTATGTAATCAAGGAGAATGCGGTGAAAATCTCAGTCGAAATAAAGGACGGTAAAGCATACATCTCCACCCCCTATAACGGGAACTTTGTCCACTATATAAAGCGGCTGGACGCGCGCTGGGACGCGGACACAAAGCGTTGGATTGTATCAGAAAAAATGCTCAGACGCGCACGAACCATCATGAAGAAGGTATACGGCGAAACGGATTTAACGCCCGCCTCCGAGCTTGTCACACTGAAAGTCCACACGACCAAAGAGGTGTGGGCAATCCGGAAGGCGGTCATAATTGCCGGTCGAACCGTCGCAAGAGCGTTTGACCGAGACGGCGGCGCAATCGTCGGAAACGGCGTTGCATTCATCCGCGGTGCGCCGGAGAGCGGAGGAAGCCGCACCAGATGGGCAACCGCAATCCCGGCTGACGCGGAATTTGAAATCTATGATGTCCCGATCGCAAAGGCGGAAGAAGTGTTCGCGAACCCGCCGGAAGATTGCGAAGTCACGATCATAGACAAACGCATCGATCGGGAAACGCTCATTGCCGAAAGGAAGCAGCTCTGGGCGCGCCTAATCGAAATCCACGAACTGCTGAAAGAAACAGGAGGAGAAGAAAATGGATAACACTCTGTACGAAAAGTCGATGGAACAGCGCAATGCAATTGCCGAAAAGATCAAGGAATACGGCAAAGGCGCGCCGCAGCGCTGGATGACGATCGCCGCGTCCGCAATTGCGGGAAACAATGCGGCAAAATCGAAAATCGAATCGACGTTTGGGCTTGAAATCAAATCGATGCTCGACCTCTACAACGTAATGTGCGCCGCCAGCAGCCTGATGAGCCGCACCGAACTCGCAGCCGATGCCGCCGAAAGCAAGAATGTCAGAGCAGACCCAGCAGGCGAAGCCGACGAATACCTTGCGAACCGCCTGCAGCAGTATCGCGAAGCCGCCGGAATGACGCAGGAACAGCTCGCGCGGAAATCCGGCGTAGTCCTCGGAACCATCAGCAAAATGGAGAACGGCAAGGTAAACCTGCTGAAAGCGCAATCCGCAAACGTGCTCAGAATCGCCCAGGCGCTCGGCGTGACCGTCGAAGACCTGATCGGCTAAACCAACTTACCCCGCTTCGGCGGGGCTTTTTTTATGCAAAAAAACAAGACCTCAAGTTCTTCACGAACCGTGTCTTGTGAAAACCGCAATAGTTTTTGCCGTCTGCACGTATTATATTATGTTTTCCCTTAAAAGTCAACCCCGTCTTATCTAATTCCTTATGTTTTTGCCCTGCATCTTATGTTTCTCATAATCGCCCCACATTTGCCCATTTTATCCCCCGCAAAATCCGCATCTATGCGATCATGATGATAGGTTGATCAGCCGAATATCATCATGGAGGTAAATAGTATGGATTATGTAG